GTGCAATATTGCACAGTGTGAGAACCTTGAACGATAGCGACACCATTAGCACCGTGTCCTGTCGGTGCAACAGTTAAAGTGAAAGCTCCAGAAGTATTATTAAAAAAGATATAGTTAGACTCAACAGCAGGAACAAAAACTGTAATGTCTCCTGTCAAAGTACCTGTAAATTCGATTACTTTGTTAGAAGCTTCAGCAGTGGGATCAGCATTATTCGATGTCAATGTGACGTTGGCTGAACCTGCAACGGACTTAGATAAGTAACCTGCACTAAAAGCATCAAGTGTTTCTAAGTTTGTATTAGTATTATTTCCCCATGTATTGGCGTTAGCGCCTGTTTCCATGAGTTCGAGTTTGAGTCTATCTGAATATGTACTTGCCATGTTTTAAACCTCTTTAAAATATATCTTTTTTTATCCTTCAAGCAACATTTTTTATGCTGCTACTTCGGTCCAAGTATTACTTGCTCCTGTGACTACATTGGCCCATGGAGTTGATCTCATATTACCTAAAACCACGGACATTTCAACACCTGTTGGTGTTACGATTGCACTACCTATACCACTAGCAGTTCCGTCTGCAAACTGCATTGAAACACCTGTTGGTAAAACAGTAGCGTTCGCTACAATTGTAGGTGCTCCATCTTGAATCTGTAATCCAAATCCTGTGACAGGAATAATATTATCTGTCTGTGTTGCAATAACGCCTATTTCTGTAGCTACTTGTTCGCCTGTAACAGGAACATCAGAAGCTGCAGTGATAACTACTGTTCCTGTATTCGATACTATTTCTTCTCCTGTTAGAGTCAGATTAGAATCACCTGTCATTGCAAGTGTTCCTGTATCAAAGGTCGAAGTGACTGCTGTTGCGTCTACTTGTGTAAAGATGTTAATATTAACTGCACCAATAGCAAAATCCATTTGATCGCCTGGAGCAGATGTTGTGACATTACCGTCAGCTAGAATTGTTGGGTTTTGTAATACTATAGCAGAAGAAACACCTGTTGGTGTGACTAAGGCATCTCCTGTCATATCAAGAGTGCCTGTGACTGTTGTTGCTAGGACTGTTGTCGGTTGAACAGTTTCACCTGTTCCTGTGATAATGGTCGGTGTACCGATATTCGTGGATAATTGTTGTCCAACAAGATTTGCAAAGATAGTGATATTCTCACCCCATGCAAAAGATCCCCAAGTATTTCTTCCCCAACCTGCGTCAACGGTTGCGATAATTTCTTCGGTGCCATCAGCAAATTGCATTTCGATACCTGTGGTTGTAACACCGATACCTTCTGCAATCGAAACCGTTCCTGTTGCTGTGTTTGATTGAACTCCTGTTAAAGGATAAATAGATTCAGCTTCACCTATGGCTGTACCTAAGACAGCACTTGATGAAACTCCTGTGGGTGTAACGACTGCGTTAGCAGTTATAGTAAGCGTACCTACACTTGTATTCGATTGTTCACCTGTGACGGATACAGGAATGAATTCACCGAACTCACCCTCACCCCAGGTGCCTCTACTCCAACCTTGTAGGTCTGCCATGGTAAGGATCTCCTAGGATTAGGAAATCCTTAAAATAGCACTACTTGCGTCGTTTGTTGGAAACTGAATTGTGAATGTACCGTTTGTGGATGTCTTTACGCCACCAAAATCTAGCACTGCAATCGCTGCATTTGTATTCGCTGATGAAGTGTTATAAATCAAAGCTGCTTGAGCTGAGATTGTTGCACTGGTAAATGATAAATCATCAAAGTCAACAAAAGCTGTTGATGCTGTTGCATTCGTTTTGGTTAAGCTGACGTTAGCATTTTGTAAAGTGCCACCGCCTGCTGCGTATGTGCCTGAGTCACCGACTTCGTTTGAAGCGGAATAGGCTGTCGTGTTTGCATCCAAAGTAGCAGAATTTGTATAGAGAGCGAGATTGACTGTATCGCTTGATATATCATGATCGCCATCTAACAACTGCTGTTTGAATGTTGCACAAACTGCTTGGTTAATTGCCATTTTTAGTTACCTCTTTTATGGTGCCTGTGATTTCATTGGGATTCTTACCACACCATCACTGTATTCATCCCTACGGTTTCTACCCATTTGCTCTGTCGCTAATGCTTGAAGAGCTTGTGAGTATTTTGCTTCATATAATTGCATATCTTGTGGGTTTTTCAAGTAGGAAAAGGTTTCCGCCAAGACGCCATAAAGAAGAACTTCTGGTGCGTTCTCAGATATCCATGTTGTTGAACTTGCGTTGCTTGTGTCTAATTCTTGAGGCTCCTCAATGTAAGCCATTTCAACTGTATAAACTTGATCAGGAGTAGGCGCTAACATTAATGTTTGGTAGTCCCAATTCGCCCAATATTTAGGTTGACCTGTTCCTGTAGTTTCACTTCTTTTAGGAGAGTACTCATCCATAAAAGTTTGATCTCTTTGCTCTAAGTAAGTTCGTGTTCCGTCACTACCAATTAACTGTAAACTTCTTGCAAATCGAAAACCACCCTCAGGTCCTGTTACATCTAAAAAAGCATTATTAGCTGTACAGGTAGTAGTGGCATAGCGTCTTTGCTCATCTAAATCTACTTCTCTTGCAATTTTATTTTGAACGTTAGTGATAAAAACATTGATAACAGAATTAGACAAAACATTACTGTCGACTTCTGAGTAGTTTCTAACATTAGTTAATAATTCGGAATAGTTCATGATATTACAATTGTGACTTTACCAACTCTACAAGATATTAGCAAGTCATCTTCTTGCTCTGAAGGTAACATGCCATTAGAGGTAAAGGCACTATCCCCTGGAGCTCCCACAAAAACAGTCATCGGCTCAATACGAGCAGGTCTTGGATTTTTCACCGCTATGGCATCCGCTGCGTGATATGGTGGATCTAATTGAGGATGTTTAGGCTCCCAACACTCAGGACAAGTAAATAATCCATTCCACTCTTTTTTAAGCTGTAATAATTTATATTGCTGACCACAACGATCACAAATACCTAGCGCAAACTTACCTGTTGCAAAAGCCATAGATTAACCTCCTGGGAAGAAATTCTGAGGAACAATATGCACAGAAGTTCTTTGACCATTTTCAACAAGAGCTCTTTGCATTTCATCTTCATAAATCATTTTTAATTGCTGAGTTAGCTCAGGTCTCTTTTTCATTGAAATATAGTAAGCCATACCAGATGCAAGGCAGGGAATAAAGTTATAGTAGACATCAGGATCGTTTGTATAGGCCCCTGCATCTTCAATAATTCCTACATAATAGTAAAATATCTGACTGCCTGTTGTATCGGGTGTTTGATATAAAGTAATAGTTGGAACATATTGTCGATCAACATAGTATTGACTTGGTGTCCCTTGAGAATTTTTATTAGGTAAATTAATATATTCAGAGCGAGATATTTTAGTCATTGATGTATCTTGTTGAGTGCTTCCTGATCCTGTTCGATATACTACTTCTAAAATATCGGAAGCATCGCTTGGAGCATTATAGGTGGCTGTGCCTTGAGTTAAGTCTTGTGTATAAGATTTAACTTTCCATAAATGAACGCCTCTGTTTCCCCACTCAGCTAATAAAATATTTAAACTACGACGGGCTGTTCGTAAGTCATAACCTGATCGAACAGACGAAATCATACATCTTTCAAATGCTTCATCGATTAGTTCATCAATGCTAAGAGTAAAACTTGTTGTTCCTGAAGTAGTTGGTGTTGGCATTTATTTTTTCCTTTTCCTTGTAAAAGTTTTTACGTTTGTTGGCTTTGGGCCTGTGTTGCCTGCAGCTCGTTTACGCTTCACGGCGCTTGCTCTTTCTCCTTTGCTCATGGATCTTGCTTTTGCTAAAGGAACACATTTTGGATAACCTTTTCTTGTTTCACCTTTGCTACGACCACAAGGTTTAAACCCACCCTTGCCATCAGGCGCTCCAATGTCCACCCATTTTTCTGCAACCCATTTACGTAATCCATTTTTAGCCATTACACAAACTTAGTGACCTTTCGTCTGTCTTCCATGATACCCCCACAAGCTTTAGCGATACCGCCTTGATTATAATTAGAAACTCTTTTTCGTTGTTGTGAAACTTCATTAACCATTCCACCGTTAGCTTTTTTCTTTGGCTTCTTTTTTCCGCCAGGAGTTACTTTGCCTGAGCAAACAGCACTTGCATACATATTAGCATAAGCGCTAGGATAGACCTTGAACTTACGCTTTGCAGCTGCTTTACCTCTAGCACAAAGTTTAGCCACGTTTTTTACTCTTTCCTGCTTCGCTTAAAGCGATAGCAATAGCTTGTTTACGACTCTTGACCTTAGGTCCTTTTTTAGAACCAGAAGTGAGCTTTCCTTTTTTGTACTCCCTCATTACTTTAGAAATCTTTTTTTCAGCTTTCGTTTTCATTATTTTTTACCTTTTTTAATAACTCCTCTGGCCATTAAAATATCTTTTTTAGTTACTTTACCATCTCCACTCATATCTGGAAATTTTGATTTTTTAGTTACTTTTTTGGATTTCATTTTTGTTTTCATTTTTTTACCTGGCCCTTTCGATACTTGCATTGACTCCTGTGCTCGTGTTATAGTCATATCATATGTCCTTTTTAGTTGCAAACATACCACCAATTGAGGTACTTGTTAAGAAGGAATATCTATACAATCATGAAAAAGGACATGGAGAATATGAACCTGGTATTTGGATTACTACGAAATCTATTCAAGGTAGGGCACTTTATTTTGAGACCTACCTCTATGAGACGGGAGCTTTATTTGATAAACTTCCTATCTCGGCGTTCGTTTGGAAGAAAACGGACGAAAAGATGGAACTCGAAAACTTAGAACTTTGGGACGCTTTTAGCTATCATATTTCAATTATTCAAAAAGTTAGTGTTGGCTCAGGCAAGTGTAAATACTTAGCTCCTAACAAAAAATGGTATTTTGGTGAATATTTATTCACAATCGATAGCTGTCATCCTGAGTACAATATTCCTGATATCGGATATTCGGAAATACCTTCTCAACATAAATCGTTTAATATCATACAATTAGATAATGGTTACTTTGCAGCACAGCCTAATAATCGTGTAATTTTCTACGATAAATCACTCTCTCCAAAGAAAATGAGATTTCCAGATTACAAAGTCTCTACAATAGAGTATGGTGTAGAGAATAAATCAAAATGGACAGCAGGAGATGATGAAAGTTTTTTCTACAATTTCGAAGAAGCCGAGTAAGGAAGAAGAACTAGAAATAGTTTTTGAGCCTGATTTTGAGCTTCCTACAATTCACTAACGACCTTGTCCTCGGTAAGCTTTAAAATTTCTTCGTTTATATTTATTCATAGTTGACCAACTAATTCTACCATCGCCAATAGTGGTTTTCTTAACCACATGTTCAATAACTCGAGAACTGTTTGTTTGTTTTTTAGACATTAATTATGATCCATTTTACGAATACTTTTTATGAAGATTCTACCTTGAATTTCTTCTAGCTCCGCTTCTGCTTCACCACAAGTAATTAATACGGTTGGCCCCATATTACGTTTCATAATACGTTTCTTTTCTAAACAATCAGCAACGCCTGTTGTATAAGTATGTTCTAATAATTCACCGTTGCCACTAAATAGACAAAGAACAATAATTACTTTCCACATTAGTAGCCTCCGTTTCCATTACCATTTGTAAACTTAATTTCTCTTGTTGCATCTTTTAATTTTTCAACATCTTTTTCTAACTGATCTACCATCTCTTCTAAATGTTTAATCATAATCTTCGTATCAGCATTTTCATCTAAGGCTGCTTGTTGTTTTTCAACTTGTCCTGACAAGAATTCTAATAACATATATTGTTCATCATCGGCAGGTAGATTACCCATCAAACCTCTGGGCCATTTAATTCGAAACTCTGTGTTTAACTCCACATCTTTTTCCATTAGTTCTAATCGAGTAGAATGTTGGTTAAGGGTTTCGACTATTCCGAAATAAGCATAGACTCCCAGTGCTACCGCAGTGACAATAGAAACCAAGTTTCTAATTGGCATACCGACTGTTGTCTTATCGCTTATCTCCATTTAACATCCTCTATTGAAATATACTCATGATTCCACCGAAGATATCTCTCATTCTTCGGTTAATTAAATTTTCTACGTAAGAGTTTAAATATTGATCAAGGTCTTGATTATTGTTTAGATAAGGAGAAGAAGTCATTGAACCCATGATGTTTGATTCAGGTGTTGTGTTTATAGGGTTCTCTATCAACGAACCAATGCCTGTGTTGGTAATTGGCATTTGAGTTCCTGTCCCGTTTGGAAGTTGTGGACTAGGCGTAGGAGGAATCATATTTCCCATAAAAACATTATCAGGCATGTTTGTTGTAAAATTAGGATTGGATTCAAGCGTTTTTGGAATATTTGTTGGAGTATATGTTCCTGGACCCATTATAGCAGGGCCTCCAATTTTTGGAGCTCCTCCTTCTGGAATTTGCATGGTTGGAACACCCGGTATTATTGGCGTTGCCTTCATAGGTTCTAAATATCTTCTATCA